TTACAAATAGAAATTTACAAAACTAAATTTACAAATAGAAATTTACAAATAGAAATTTACAAATAGAAATTTACAAATAGAAATTTACAAATAGAAATTTACAAATAAAAATTTACAAATAAAAATTTATAAAACTAAATTTACAATAATAAAATTTATTATTAGCAAAACAATAATAAAATTTGTCTAATAAAAATTCATGAAAGCATAATAATAAAACACACTAATAAATTTACAAAACGAAATTTACAATTAGAAATTTACAAATAGAAATTTACAATAATAAAATTTCATAATCAATAAAATAATAAATTATATTTATTGAAAATTCATAATATCATGGCGTTACTCAATAGCTGTATTACTATTTTTTATTATTTTATCATCAAAAATATTTTAAATAAGAATAAAAAATAGTAAGATAACTATTGAACAACGCCAATATAATATTATAATTTTCATACAAAAATAAAATCTTATAATAAATTTACAAAAATTATAATTAAAATTATTTATTTTGATAAACAAAAGATTGTAATTAATCTTTTTTTTGTTATTGTTCTAAGTTCAGAGCCTTGTATGTCTTAAAACTTAGAACAAACAAAGATTATAATTAATCTTTTGTTTGTTGTTGTTCTGAGCCGTGTATGTCAGAAAGTTGCTCAAGCACTTTGCATGAATAACATTCCAGGCCCTCGAACATGTAAATTAATTCTTCATTGTGTATTGAACATTTGGGCACTTGTGTAAAAATCTTATCAGGGCTTGAAGGATTCATTTTGCAGTTTGGGCAGTATATTTTTGTCATAAATTTGCCATGACTTGGCCCACCACCCAGGCTACCAAATTGGCCAGGTTCAGATAATTCACCAAAATATGGATTGCTCACGCCAGGAGTGTATAATTCAGGAGTAAATTTATTATCAGCCCCAAATAAAGCATTGCGACCAAGTCCAGCAAAACGCCCAAGTCCGGCAAATCGTCCAATTCCAAGAGAACTCTCACCATCATCTTTGTAATTTGGTTCAAGTTTAGATGCACTTGCACTAGCACTTGCACTTGCGCTTGCACTTAAAGTATTAGGAATAGGGAATTTACAATTAGTGCATGTTTTGAGAATGGGACATGCAGGAATCATAATAGTAAGATATATTTTATTTATATAATAAATAACAATAGCAATAGTTTAAATTTTTCATTTTTTGTAAGAATTTAAAAATCTAAAATATGACTACAACATTTTGCTTCGCCATTTTCTATTTTAATTACAAATGTTTCTGCAAATGGCAGAACACTGCCGACAGAATTATCAAATAACACAAACTGCATTTGACCAAAAACAGTCATAACCATTGAATCATCAACAATAACCCATTTAGATTTAATATTATCATAATTTGCTCTTTTAATTAATTCATTAAAAATATGATTAAGAAATTCATATGGAGTTGAAAATTTTTTTTCTTTACAAATAACAGAACAATTTGGATTAAATAAATACATTACACTTGTCCAGCCATAATTTGAAACATTTTTATAATAATCCGTAAAAAAAGTATTTGCTATTTTATCAATTTCAATTAATGGTTTTTTATGTTTGTCTATATTATTATTATTATTACAGCATGAACATTTTTGTATTTTTTGAATTTGTTGATTATTTATACTCATTTATATAAAAATTATATTTTTGTAAAATTATATTTCACGCATAAATCTAAAAAAATGAATTTTAAATTATTACATTATTATATTATTTATATCAAATAAATAATGTTTTCAGTTGGGTATATATATGTAAGAATTCATCCATCTTATGATTTATTGAATGCATGTAAATTAGGTAAAACGCATAATATACCAGAAAGAGATGCAACATATGCGACAGGAGAAATTATCAGAGGATATTTTAACATAGTATTTGAAGTACCAATTAAAAAAATTAATATTATTGAAAGATTATTACAATATGAATTTTATAAATTTAATATTAGACATAATGCAGGAACAGAATTTTATGACAAACAAATAATAACATTAATCGAACCATATTTAATTAAATTAAATATTGATTATAAAAAATTATCAAATCAAGAAATTAAAGATTTGTTAAAAATTAATAGAAAAAAAATAAATATAAAAGATTTAATTAAAACATTAAAATTGTTGAGAGAACAATATAAATGGACAGTAAGAGATTATCAAACAAAAATAATAAATTTTAGTAAAAATGAACTTTTAACACAAAATAAAATTTATATTGAACTGCCTACAGGAGGGGGAAAAAGTTTTATAGTATATAATTTATTAGATTCTCTAAAAAGTGATATCATTATTATTATTTCACCAAGAATTATAATTAATACACAAAATATTTCACAAAAATATTTGCAAATACTTAATACAAAATATATTATTTTTAATTACTCAAAAGATATTAATTTTAATAATTTCTTACAATTATCATGTAAAAAAATAATTATTTGTTGTACTCAATCAATAAATAAAATTTATGATGATATAAAATTAAAATCAAATAAACTAAATATATCTATTTGGTTTGATGAAGCACATTGGGGAATAGAAAATCATGCAGAAAATATAGAAAATTTTTGGTTATATAATCAGGATATTATTAAATATCGTATTTTTACATCAGCGTCACCAAATAAACAGAAAGTATTACAATACAAAAATATATTTGGAACATTATATAGTCCAATAAAAGTAAAAGAATTAATTGAATTAAAATGGCTAACGCACATTAAATCATTGGTATATAGTGAGAATATTGAGAATGCTGATAATATAAAATATATTATTACTGATTTTATTGAAAAAAACAGGTCATTTGGTTTTAGTTTTCACAATAATCAAAAAAATGCTTTTAATCTCTTTTATAATCATTATAAAAAATATATATCAGGATACACAAAAATAAAACCATTTTTATTAGTGGGCAATGATTTTACAATTGAAAAAGATGCAAGAATAAAAAATATTAAACTTAATTATGATTATAGAAATATTAAAATTTATGAGTCATGCATTTTTAGCATTGGTTATGTAGTAGCTAAATTTAGTATGGGTTATGACTTTAATAAAATAGATTTTATTCATTTTAGTGATCCTAAAACATCTGCACAAGATATTAAACAAAGTATTGGCAGAGGAATTCGCCCAGATATGTTGGGTATTAATGGTTCAAATAAAGAAAAAATATTAGTAATATCACTGCCCATATATATTACTGATGATATTAATCAATATGAAAAAATATTAGAGGTCTTAAAATATTTATTGTTTGATATTGAAATTCAATTTGAAGAAATAGAATTTAAAACTAGAAATAATACAAATAAACAAATAATAAAAACTAATCATTATAATGAACATAATGGAGATAAAAATATTAAATCTATTATATTAGATTTATTAGAATTAGATAAAAAAAGAATGTCAAAAAATATGACATATAATGATGCAAAAAAAATAATTGCTAAACAAAATATGAATAACAAAGAAAAAGCATTTTATTATGATTTATGTGATAAAGATGATAGACTATCAAAAGAACCAGAAATATTATTCAAAGGAGAATTTATAAATTGGATTGATTATCTTAGCATAGAAAGAAAATATTATAATTTAGAAACATGTAAAATAAAAATAGATAATTATCTAACACAATATCCAGAATTAAAAAAAAATCATTTGAATTTATCATTAATTGTAAATGAATTATGTAATAAAGATAAAATGTTCCCCCCAAATGATTTATGGGCGGATTATTATAATGTAAAAAATATTCATGAAATAATTATTATTAAACCCAGAAAGAAATTTAAGAATAATGCGACATCCTAAAAATTTAAGTAAAAAAAACTTTTTTATAAATATATATAAAAAAAATTGAAATTATAATATTTAAGTATTATTTTCTTATAAATTAATATAAATAATGTCGAAACAATATGCATGTGAAATGTGTAAAAAAGTTTTCATTCAAAAGATTGATTTTACTCGTCATCAAGAAAAAAAAACTCCATGCATATCTTTGAATGAAATAAAAGAAATTGTAAAAACTAAAGAAATTAAAACTGACACTAAAAATACACTTATTAATATTTTTAAGTCATGTCTTGATACAATGAGAGACAATGAAGGATTAACAGGTGAAAAAGCATTACGTAATTTATCATATTTACTAACATTAAAATTACTTGAACCAAGATTTAATAATGAGATTAATATTGATGATTATGAATATAAATTTGATGAATATGAGGATTGTATTGATATAAAAGAACATAAAAATAAATTATTAAAATTAGTTCGTTTTAGTGTTTTATCAAAAGAAAATGAAATGGATATTCCAGTAATTATAAAAAGTTTATGGGATGATATTTTATCAAAGCATCCAACAACACAAAATATATTTTTAAAGGACAAAGGATTTGATATTCAACGACAATCAACATTTAAAAAATTAATAGACAAACTTAATACACTCGATTTGTCAAAAACAGATCATGATATTTTAGGTAATGCTTATGAAGAAGTTATAAAAGATATTATGACGGGCAAAGTTTTAGGACAATTTTTTACACAACCAATGGTTAAAAAAATGATGGTAAAATTAATTAATCCCCAAATATTTCCTGATGGAAAAATAGAAACTTGTTGTGATCCAACAATGGGAACTGCCGGATTTTTAACTGAGTATTTAAAACATGTTTTACATCAAGCAAATAGTAAAAATATTAAACCCGATTGGAATTTCATTAAATTACATGGATTATATGGTAAAGAATTAGAGCCGGATACATATCAACTTGCAGTATCAAATATGTTAATTTCATCCGGTCATATGTTTGAGAAATTAGATAGAGGCGACAGTATTAGACAGCCAATAACTGAACAATACGACACAGTATTAGCAAATCCGCCATTTGGTATTAAAGGACTAAAATATGATGATTTTGAGAGTGATAAAAAAATTGAGTATCTACCAATTAAATCTGATAATGCAGTATCTCTATTTATTCAAGCAATTATATACATGTTAAAAATAAATGGACGTTGTGCGGTTGTTCTACCGGATGGTCAGGATTTATTTTCAAAAACAAATAAAACATTAATCGCAGTTAGAGAATTTTTAATGAAATCATGTGATTTGAAAGAAATTATATATTTACCATCCGGAATATTTACTTACACAACAATAAAAACATGTGTTTTCTATTTTATCAAAAAGAAAAATGGAAAAGAAATATTAGAAATTAAAAAAAAAGAAGCAAAAGCTGGAAAAACTTATCCAAGAGAATATAAATTTACAAAGACGCATCAAACATCAAATATTAAATTTTATGATTATAATCCTTATGAAGATATTAAAAATTTATTAGTTGAAGTCTTAATTGATAAAATCGCAAATAACTCATACTCATTAAATTATGCTGAATATATGAAAGATGAAACTGACGAAGAACATTATGAGGAAGGTGTTATTGTAAAAACACTTGGAGAAATATGTAATATAGATTACGGGACAAGAATAGTTAAAGAAAATAATATTGAGGGTGATTATCCTGTTTTTGGAAGTGGAAGAGCAACATTTACAACTAATACATTTAATCGGGAAGGATTTAATATATTAATCGGTAGATTTGCATTATCCCAAGAATGCGTAAGACTGACTAATGAAAAATTATTTTTAAATGATAGTGGATTATCAATAAAACCCATAACTAATATAATATTGCATAAATATATTGGTTATTTTATATTACATAATCAAGATGCTATATATAATTATGCGAGAGGTTCTGCACAAAAAAATTTGGATATTGATAAATTTAAATCAATAAAAATCCCCATCCCATCAATTAAATATCAAAAGATAGCAATCGAATATTTAGATGCATTATATGCTTCAAATAAAACAAGTAATGAGAAAATTGATGAACTTAATTTATTGATGAAACACTGTTTTACAAATCAAAAAATATTTGGAAAAAATGAGACAAAAATATTAGATGATATATGTACTATTGATATTGGTGGTACGCCATCAAGAGAAAAAAATGAGTATTATAAAAATGGTAATAATTTATGGGTTTCTGTAAGAGAATTAAATGGTGGATATATAAATAATACAAAAGAAAAAATAACTGATTTAGGAGTAAAAAATAGTAGTGTTAAATTGTTTCAAAAAGATACTATATTATTTTCATTTAAATTAAGTATTGGCAAAATAGCAATTGTTGATACTCCATTATATACAAATGAAGCAATTGCAGGATTATATACTAAAAATAATAATATATTACAAAATAAATTTTTGTATTATTATTTGAAAAATAATGATTTTTCAAATATGGGGTCAGGTCTTATTGGTAATGGTTCATTAAATAAAAAGACAATCCGAGCATTAACAATTCTTGTCCCATCTATTGAACGCCAAAAACAAATAATTGAATTTTGCGAACATAAAGATAATCTTATTAAGCAACTAGAAAAAGAAATAGAAAATAATAAACAAATCGCACAAGAATTTATTATAAATATTACTAAAGCAAAAATTAAGCCTATAACTGATGATGATTGTGATATTTCATTATCTATAGATGATGAAAAATCTGAAAATATAAGTTCTAACAAAATTGAAAAGAAGAAAATAAAATATATTATCAAAACTGACTCAACAAGTGATGAATCAAATAATAAAAACATGAAGAAAGAAATTATTAAAGACAATATAAGTTCTGATAAAATTGAGAAACAAACAAAACAATAAACGCTATTAATTTATTTTATATAATTTATATTTATAATTTTTTGAAATTATAAATATTTTAATGATAAACATATTTAATATTGCAAATTTATGAATTTTCATTAGTTGTGATTTATTATTATTTTGCTAATTATGAAACTTTTATTGTGATTTTATTATTTTGCTAATTATGAAACTTTATTATTGTAATTTTCTGTTTTTTCATTGATTGTAATTTTATTATTTGTAATAAAATAATATAAAAAACAATTGACAAACCAAAAATCACAAATAGCCAATGGTTTTAACCATTGGCTATTAAAAAAAATTGGTTTGTTAATTGTTTGTAAAATTATTTTTGTGACATTATGATGTTTCATAAAACATAATTTATTATTATTTTGCTTATTATGAAATTTTATTTTTGTAAATTTATTTTTGTGATTTTATTAATTCTCATTAGATGTAATTTATAATTTTGCTTATTATGAAATTTTATATTTGTGATTTTATTAATTCTCATTAGATGTAATTTATAATTTTGCTTATTATGAAATTTTATATTTGTGATTTTATTAATTCTCGTTAGATGTAATTTATAATTTTGCTTATTATGAAATTTTATTTTTGTAAATTTATTTTTGTGATTTTATTAATTCTCATTAGATGTAATTTATAATTTTGCTAATTATGAAAATTTATATTTGTAAATTTATTTTTGTGATTTTATTAATTCTTATTAGATGTAATTTATTATTTTGCTAATTATGAAATTTTATTTTTGTAAATTTATATTTGTGATTTTTATGAAGCTCATTAGATATGAATTATTATTTTATTAATTATGAAATTTTATTTTTGTAAATTTATTTTTGTGATTTTATTAATTCTCATTAGATGTAATTTATTATTATTTTTCTAATTATGAAATTTTATTTTTGTAAATTTATTATTGTAATTTTTTGTGATTTTATTTTTGTAAATTTATTATTGTAATTTTTTGTGATTTTATTTTTGTAAATTTATTATTGTAATTTTTTGTGATTTTATTTTTGTAAATTTATTTTGAAATTTTATTATTATGAATTATTATTGTGAGTTTATTTTTTTGTGATTTTTATGAAGTTTTATTCGACATGATTTATTATTATTTTACTAATTATGAAATTTTATTTTTGTAAAATTATTATAATTTTCTGTGTTTTCATTGATTGTAATTTTATTATTTGTAATAAATAATATAAAAAACAATTGACAAACCAATTTTTTTTAATAGCCAATGGTTTTAACCATTGGCTATTTGTGATTTTTGGTTTGTCAATTGTTT